TGCCTTTTAGAAAAGATAGATTCTGAATTATTCCTTGTACCCCACTGCGACTCTATTGCTTTTGCGTACTTTACTCCATACTCTTTAGACTCTTTTTCTTCTTGAGCTGCTAAAGGGTTGGGAAAGTTTTTTGAGCCTTTGTACTTGTTCATCTATTTAGAGTATATAATTGCAAATATAAGAAATTAGCCGATGACTTTATATCGTCTAAAAAACTTGCGTTCAGCGAAGTCTGACGTTTTTTTCTTTTTAACTTTTTGTGACGCTAGAAGAGCTAGACCAGAACTTATTGTAAGGTCAAACTTTGTTCTTTTATCTATCTTGTATCCTATCCAATCTTCTAAAGTTTTGTTAAAATACATATTACCTACCTCTCCAGTTTCTCTATTTATACCTACATGGTTATGTATATAGGATTCTATTGCATGTGCGTGTGCCTGTATAACATCTTGAGAGTTTGACGGAATACCTTTAGTCTTAGACTTGATGGTACTGCTAGAACTTAAGTGCTTAGGTCTGTCCATTAGATAACCGTCGTAACCTCTTGATTCAAAATACCTTGCTATACCGTACTTATTGTTTTCAATTAAGATAGGGTAACCGTAAAAAAATGCACACATAAGTACATCTTCGTAAAATATTTTAGCTAATGGAGGTCTAGCTGCATACTCTACAACGAACATATTTGCTGGGTGCTCCATATTGAATTTATTATACATATGTAGGGCACCTTTAGATCCTCTACCATCTACAGTAGCATCAAGATCATAGCTATCGACTCCTCCGCAACCTATAGAACTGTTGGGTGCTATTCTTTTACCTCTTTCTATAAGTTTCTTATTTCTTAAATCTTCTGGAGGCATCCATGATACTCTGAACCTACCGTTAGGATCTGGAGTAAAAACAACTTCAGTGTCTTTATTACCTCCTTTCCATATGAAATTACCTTTAACTACGGGGTTAGGGAATAGCTCGTCGTTATACTCTACTTGCTCGTATATCTTCCCAACATTAAATATAGTTCCCTCTATACTATCTCTAAATGCTTCATCTTCAGTAAAGGGGAACTGTCGTATCACCTCATTAAGCTCAGACGCATCATCCTTTAACGACTCTCTTTCATTCTTTAAGAACTCTTTAGCCCCGCTAAATATTAATTCATCGTCTATTCCTTCTATAGCTTTCTCAGGAGTTTCCATAACTGGATGCCCATGCTTATCAAAGAAGCCTTCTAACGACTCATAGGCTGGTATAAAAAGTCTATACAATCCTGTCCTAGTTCTACCATTCGCATTCCTCTCCGTCGGATTCGAGTCCTCCCATAAATTCTTGTACTCCTTTCCACCTTTGTCCATTGGATTTACTGTGCTTCCTACTAGAGCTTTTCCTACGATTTTTCTTCCGACGATCAAACAAGTCCTCTGAATCCTCCATGCGTCCCTTATGTCTGTTGGTTTTTCCCATTTTCCTGCCTCATCTAGATACAATATGTGTAGCTTCTCACCATCGTATGCATTGTTAGTTGTGTTTTTCCAATTAATAACTGTGTTTAACGCCTCACCAGTTTGTGCCGTTTTATTGTTTTTGGTGATACGCTTTGATGGTTCACGAAAAGCTAACTCCATACGTGGATTCGTTGTACCATCTTGTATTGGCTTAAAGAAGAATGGATAGTGTCTAAACATGTAGACCACTTTCTTCATAAAAATATTCTCTTGAGCGTCTTTACCAGTCTTTGACTGTATCCCCATAAGCTTGTCTTTAACCTGTGTAGCTTCATCCACAAGAACAGAACTACATATATTGGTATAACCAGAACGACGACACTTAGTATATAGCTGACCGATACAACGGGGATCGACTTCGCACGCAGCCATATGTAGATAGATTTCACGTTGAAAGTTAAGAAAATACGGGTAACCGACATCTAGCTTGGTCCATTGCAGCATCATGTAATGCCTCCCCGTAATATATGTAGGTGTACCGTTGTTATAAAACCAAAAACCCTCACGCCTACGTCTAAACTCTTCTTCGATATACGGACGAAACCTTTCTCTAAACTCCCTTGGCGTTTCCGACCACTCATCCATAGAACGAATACGAGACAACTCTTTGGGCATAGGTGCCCTCTCCCACATCTGCAAAGACTTTGATTTTTTATATCCGAGAATTTGTTTCTTGGGCGGTGCTTTGGGAAGACAAATGAGTATCCCACCGAGTTCGATAATTTCACCCTCCGAACCGTTGGGGCAAATTTTAATAGCAGGGTCTTCATACTCTTCAGTATATAACAGTACGTTCAATTTAATTTATTTTCTACGAGAGCCCTTTAGTCTAGACTTTTCTTTTCTACCTCTGTTTACAGACTTTGGCTCTACTTTAGTTTTTGATCCTTTGTGGTGTATATCTTTTCCGTCACCTTTCTTAACCCTACCGTCTCTTTCAGCTTTTCTCCTACGTTTATTTCTTGCTGCACGGTTTTTCTTCTCCTGTTTAGAAGCTTGGAATTTTTTATACTCCTTTCTATAGTTTCTTTTCTTAACAACCCTCATTGTTTTGCAAGTTACAACTATTTCTTCTTTTGTGTGTAGCCAGTCTATGACAGTTAGCACACCTTACTTCGCACTTATCTATCTCTTTTTGTATAGTCTTTAAAGAGTAAGATTGGTTACCCATATCTGACACATTAGACTTCTTCTCACCTCTAACGTGATCAAACTCTAAAACCAATGGATTGCTTTCACCGCAATCAACACATGAGTATAAGGTTTTAACAAAAGCTATATACTCTTTGTTTCTTTTCCTGTTTTCTCTATTTTTCTTTTTACTACGATCTTTTATCTTTTGCTTATTAGCCTCGTAGTGACGCTTTGCTGCTGCAGCTTGATCTTTAGCGTCTTTATAAGCCATTACTTAGAAAATCTTTCAGCAAATCCTCCAGTATAATCCTTCGCCTGATCTATTTCCCCATTGCTTTTTAAATCTTTTACCATTTGCTCTAACCTCTGTCTTTCTATGATAAGTTCTTTACAGTCGGTGGCTGTTTGCTTGATAGATTGAAGTTCTGCTTTTCTAGCACTACCGTTGATCTCAGGATCAACAGGTTTTTTTACTTCCTCTATCATGTTGTTTATAGCCACCTCCATACTTCTCATAAGACGTTCTGAGGCTGATACTGTGGTAAACTTACTCATCCTCCTGACAGTCGTACACCCAAACAGGAGTTTTATCCCCTACATAGCTTCCAGCTACATTGTATTCAAAATGTTCTATAGCATCCTCCATACTCATGCCTTCTTCTACAAGTATATCCAAACATTTACTTACACTATATACAGCTTTTGGTTCTACCCCAAATGTCACTCCTATAACACCATCATTAAAGCCATCAGCAAGCAAGCACTCATATTCCTCTAAGTGCAACCATAATTCTTTCTTATCAAACATTTTCTTCAATTACATACATTAAATCTTCAGCTCTGGTTCGGTAATATTCTTTACCATCTATCTTAATACGATAGTCTCTGTTTTCTTTAAATCCAACCACATCTCCAACATTCAATCCTAAATCCTCTATCCACGGAGCGGTAAAAGCAACTCTACCTTGAGTTGGGAGCTTCTTTTTAAAAGAAACCACTTCTATGATTTCTGAATCTGTATCTTCTTCTTCTACTTCTACTGACTCTAGTAGGGTCCAGCCAGCAAGAGGTTTTATTTCACCAGTATCTTGACACTTATAAGCTATAGCTTGATTGTTTAAAGTGTGAACGCTGTCGTAGTTAACAATAAAGTGTTTATCTACACCAGTGAGTTTTTGACCTTCATTCAATACAACCAAGTGATGAAAGTAAAGTGTATCTCCCTTCTTGACTCCTGTATCGTATTTTACTGGTGAGCACACAACAGGACCTTCTGTAACCCTGTTGTCAAATTCTCCATTTTCAAATCTAGTGTCTATGTATAGCTCTAAACCAGATTCGGTCTTAATTGTGTCGTTGATTTGTTTTTCAAGTTCAACAACAAAAACATGTAAAGTGTTCATTTAATTTATTTAGTAACCTCCGCCACCCCCACTGCTACCACCTCCAGTGGCTCTAGGTGCAGACGATCTTTGATTATTTGATGAAGATAATTGATTTATTACATTTTTCACAAAATTTTCAGATCTTTTTGAAGATGGTGTTAAAGAATCGTGAGGTTGAAACTCATGAAAACCCCCAACCATAGGCCCTTTTGATATGTGTATGTGGTAAGGACCTATATAGTCTTCACCATTGGGTAATGTAAAATCTCCTCCACTGGTGTATAATTCTTCTCTGGTCATAACTAAAAGTTTAAATCAAATTCAAGCATACAAGGTATATCAACTATAGCCTTCCATAAAGTTTGTATTTTATCTTCATCTTCTACATATATAAGATATCTGCTTTTACCATGTACATGTAAGTGTTTCTCATCAAGCACTATTGTGCTAACTATGTTACCACCAGCTTTCATACCTATATAATACGCCATGGCATCTTTGGGATCTCTCCCAATAATAATTTTTCTTATTATTCCTTCCATTTTATTCTAGATCTATGCCTAACCCATCAAGGAGATCATCAAGGCCGTCATAGCCGTCTGGCTTATCGTCATGACTTGAATCCCATGTAGCGTCGACAAAATCAACTATACAATCTAACTCTCTTTTATCTTCTATATTGTAATTATATATAGCACTCATTCTTGGTATACCGTCATCATGATGATCTTCAATACAACCTAAAACAACTAAAGATATTACTTTGTCAGCACCATACTCTTCGGTAAGTTTTTCTATGTCAAAACATATACGCTGAACTTTTAGTAAAAATTCTTCTCTTTTCATAGATTTGTATTATGCCTAGAAGCAAGGTTCCAAAAAAAAGACTCTTTAGAGAGTTCTCACCGCAAGATAAGAAATATATTCTTAGAAACTATCTCAAGAATATAAAGTCAGTAAAAAGAAAAGTAAACAAAGAGTACGACATATCGTTCTCTATGGTGGAGTTTCTACTGTGGGGTTATGACTTGCAATTCTTTACCATAAGGTATGCAGCAAAAGGATTGGGTATGAATGAGCACAATACAGCAAATAGATTTATATACCCTCTTGTAAACAAAGGCTATTTATACAAACACTTTGATAAACTAACCCCCTCACAGACCTTTGAGGATCATCTATTTCGTGAAGAAACCAAAATGAATTATAGGGTTAGGTATGCCCTAACTCAAAAAGCTAGACTTTTGGTTCAAAGAATATATAAAGAATTAGAAGGGTAGTTATCTTTTACCTCCGTGATACTCTACAGCGTGCCCTTCCTCTATAAGAGTTTTGTTAAGGT